GAGCATGTCCACCCTGGCCGAGCCTGGGGAGAAGCCGGAGGAAGGGAAAAAAGAGAAACCTTGCGAATACAAAAAACGGATCCACGCCACGGCGGTCAAACGGTTTGGCGAGGCCGAGATGGCGGATCAGGAGAACCGGCGGAACGCGGTTATCGACCTGGAGATGCTCCAGGGAATCGGGCACTGGGACGCGCAGGTCGCCGCGGCCCGGAACGAGGCTAAACGGCCATGTCTTACGATCAACAAGCTCCCCCAGTTCCTCCAGCAGGTGGTGGGGGATCTGCGGCGGAACAACTTTTCCATCAACGTAATCCCGGTGGATGATGACGCCGACCCGGCCCTGGCCAAGCTCCGGGAAGGGGTTATCCGGCATATCCAGACGCAAAGCAAAGCTGAAATGACCTATTTCACGGCCGGCGAAATGGCGGCGGCCTGCGGATATGGCGCATGGCGGGTTTTGACCCGATGGGCCGACGAAACCAGTTTTGACCTGGATATCTACATAGACCTGATAGCCAACCCGTTCACCGTGTTTTTTGGCCCGCACAAGAACCTGGACGCCAGCGACGCCCAGTATTGTTTCCTGGCGGAAATGACGGCCCTCGACGAACTGACAGAAGAGTATCCGGACGCGGACCCCTCCGATTGGAACGCGCCCACCGGAACGCGGAATGAAGGGTGGTGGCGAGGTGACAAAATCCGGATCGCCGAGTATTTCTGGATCGAGGAGGAGGAGGGGGAAACCCTCCTCCTCCTCTCCGATGGGGAGACCACCAGTAAAGCCGTGTGGGACAGCCTGACGCCGGAGGAGGAGGAGGCCCTGGAGGCCAACGGGCTGACGGTGGTCTCCGAACGGGTGGTGGAGACCCGCAAGGTGATGTGGGCCAAAATGTCCGGGGCGGGAGTCATCGACGGGCCGAAAGAGTGGCCCAGCCGGTATATTCCAGTTGTGCCGGTTAAGGGGATGGTGCGCAACATCGAAGGGAAAATCTACGTTCAGGGAATCGTCCGGAATGGGCTGGACGCGCAAAGGGCATACAATTATTTCCGGTCCGCCGCCGCGGAGGTGGTGGGTCTCCAGCCGAAATCCCCATTTATCGCAGATCAGGAGTCCATCGAGGGGCTGGAATCCTTTTGGCGCTCCGCGAATACCGAGAATTTGCCGTACCTTCCTTACAACAGCAAAGGAGGTACGCTCCCCCCCCCAAAACGATCCGAGCCGCCTCAGGGTTCCGCGGCGCTGTTCCAGCAGATCATGAACTCGGACTCCGACATAAAGGATTCGATTGGCCTGCACGAGGCTACGCTGGGGAAACGGAGCAACGAGACCTCTGGTGTGGCCATCGCACAACGCCAGCAACAAGGGGATTCCGCCACTTTTGCTTACCACGATAACCTGCGGCTGAGCGTTGAACAGACGGGTCGGATTCTTCTCGATATGATCCCCAAGGTTTATGGGAACCGCCAGACACTCCGGATCATCGGGGCCAATGACGAGACCCAGGTTGTCCAGACGCCGGAGGTCCCGGATCTGGATGAGACCGGCGCTCCGCTGATGGACCCAGCCACCGGCCAGCCGGTGATGAAGAAAATATCGCTGGACGAGGGGAAATATGACCTTATCCTCCGCGTCGGCCCGTCGAACCAGTCCGCCCGCGAGGAGAGTCTGAACACACTGTTTGAACTTGTGAAGGCGTGGCCAGCGGTGACCCCGCTGATAGCCGATCTGATCGTGAAGAACACCGACATCAAGGAGGCTCCAGAGATAGAAAAACGCCTGAAAATGGCGAACCCGATGTTGAATCAACAACAGCCACCGCCAGAACCTGGCGGGCCAAATCCGGTATCCGCGCCACCCCCCGGCCCCAACGGGCCGCCAGTTCCGGCGCCAGAACCGCAAAACCCCGTACCTGGCGGGATTCCACCCCAGGGTAATCAATCCATCCAACCACAACCGAGGATGCAATGACAAAGACATCACTGGGCGCGGATACAGCGGCTATCGCCGAGGAATCGCCCACCCCGGAAGAGACCGAAACCACGGATCAGCCGTCCGAGACTCCCGCGCCAGACCCGGACGCGCCGGGGCCCGCGCCAGATGGCGATTCCGCAGGCAAGGACGGCGCCCCCGCCGAAACTCCGCCGCCGAAGCAGATGGGGAAGTTTCAAAAACGCATCGACGAACTGACAAGAAAAGTGAACGATGAACGGCGGGCAAAATCCGCCGCCGACGACAGGGTGCGCCTGCTGGAAACCAAGCTGGCCAAAATGAACGCCATCCCGGCCCAGCCACCCAGGGAAAACGAGTACCAAGCGCTGGAGGATTACCATGCCGCCCTGGCCGCGTATCATGCGGGCAGGGGAGCCGCCCAGGCGATCAACGCCGAGCGCACCGCCGATCTGACCGACGCGAGAACCGCGTCGGTGCGGGCTAGCCAGGAGACCTTCCAGACGGCCCGCGAGATATTTAAGGCGGAGAATCCTGACATCGCGGATTACGACGCGGTGGTGAATTCCGCCGCGCCACTTCCCGCCGTGGCCAATCTGGTAGTCTCTCTGGATAACTCCGCCCAGGTTGCGTATCGCCTTGCCAAAGACCCCAACCTGCTGGCTTACGTTAATTCTTTAAGCCAGTCCGACCCAGTGCGGGCCGCGTTGGAGATTGGCAGGCTATCGGCGCAAACCTTCCCCGGTCATCCCATTATGTCCACCCCCCCAGCCCAGCCACCAGGCGGGCCTGTGGGTCCACCGATCAAAACAAAGCCCGCGCCCCCAACGCCCATCAGTCCAGTGGGAGCCCGCAAAAGCCCCGGAGAGTCTGGGTTGAGCGACGATCTGCCCACGAGCGAATGGATGCGCCGACGCCGGGCTCAATTAAGAAAGAGATAACATGGCCAATACCATTCTCACCGTAACGCAGATCACCCGTGAGGCTCTGCGGGTTCTTCATGAGAAGTTGAATTTCATCGGGAACATCAACCGATCATACGACGATCAGTACGCCAAGTCTGGCGCGAAAATCGGGGCCACGCTGAATATCAGGTTGCCGAACCAGTACGTCACGCGGGATGGCGCCACCCTCTCCCCCCAAGACACCACCGAAGTTTCGACCCCTTTGGCGGTCGCCACCCAGAAGGGGGTGGATCTGAACTTTTCCAGTTCGGAATTGGCCCTTTCGATGGATAATTTCTCCAAGCGGGTGCTCAAACCCGCGATGTCGGGGCTTGCCTCCAAAATAGAGGCGGACGCTTTCTCCATGTATGCGTCCGTCTACAACCTGGTGGGGTCGCCGGGTACCATCCCAGCCACCCTGCTGACGTATCTTCAAGCCAAGGCCCAGCTTCAGCAGTGCCTGGCCCCGGATGACGATTCTGAGTGTGTGATTGTCAACCCTCTGACCTCCGCCACTCTCATCGACGCTTTAAAAGGGCTTTTCCATTCCTCCTCAAACATCGAGGAGCAGTATCGCCGGGGGATAATGGGCAAAACCGCCGGGTTCGATTTCTACACCAACAACCTGATTCCCAGCCATACCAACGGGTTGCAGGCCGGGACTCCGTTGGTGAACGGGGCCTCGCAGACCGGGGCTGGCCTGGTGACGAACGGGTGGACCGCCGCCACCACCGTCAAAAAGGGGACCATCGTCACCCTGGCCGGCGTGTTTCAGGTTCATCCTGAGACCAAGGCGTCCTACGCCAACCTGCAAAACTTTGTGGTGACGGCGGACGTCACGGCGGACGGATCGGGGAACGCCACATTGGCCATCTCCCCGTCCATCACCGTCACCGGTGGCAGGCAGAACGTATCCGCCTCCCCCGCCTCCGGCGCGGTGATAGCGCTGAAAACCGGATCCGCCTCCACGGCATATCCTCAACACCTGGCGTTCCACCCTGACGCTTTTGGCGTCGCGTTCGCCGATCTGGAGATGCCCCAGGGGGTGGATTTCGCCCGGAGGGAAACGGACGACGGAATTTCCATGCGCCTGATCCGCGCCTACGATATCAACACGGACAAGTTCCCGTGCAGGATCGACGTACTGTACGGCTACGCGGCTATCCGCCCGGAACTGGCCGTCCGGATCACGGGCTGACGATTATTAACCGGGGGGAGGGGAAACCTTCCCCCGCCTTAAAGGAAAGTCGGATATGAGCTTTATCCAATACCCAATGTGGGTTTACCACCCGGATAGGGATCCGGTTGTCATCCAGTCCGGATTCGAGGAATACGAACAGGACGGATGGTTCGCCTCTCTCTCTAAAGCAATGGAGAAAAGAACCACTATGGCCCTGGCGTCTCCTCCGCCCCACCCCCCGGCTCCGGATCCCGCCCCGGGGGTACCGGGTCAGCCGGAGGAACCTGGAAACCCCGCGGACCCAAACCGGCCTTTCGCCCGCGGCAAAAAGCAGAAGGATAACGCCTGATGAACGGGGTTGAGGTCATTCAAGCGGCGCTGGGCCATATCGGCCAGTATGGGAAGGGGAAAATCCTCTCCGCCGAGGATTACGCCCTGGGTCTGGACGCTCTGAATGAAATCATCCGGGGCACCGCCTCCAGCCCCGCCCTGATCCACGCCCCCACGGAGAAGGCCTTCCCCCTCACCGTTGGCGTGGGGGCCTACGATATCGGCCCCGACCTGACCGTTAATTGCCAGAAACCTCAATCCCTTTACTCCGGAACGATTAAAGACTCCAACGGGTTCGAGTATCCGCTGGAGCCGATAAACGTGGCTAAATGGTATTCCATCCGGCTCAAAACCCTCCAGGGCCGTCCAAACCGGGTGTTCCTCGACCTGTCGGACGTGGCCAAAGCCACCGCCCACTTCTGGCCCACGCCCATGTATGCGGACGCCGCCTCGCTGATCCTCCTTATCCCCTACGCGCCCATATCAATCGCCGCAAACGCGATCCTCATTCCGGACGATTACCGCTATTGGCTCACCCGCAGGCTGGCGTGTGACCTGGCCCCGGCCTTCGGAGTTCAGATTCCCCCATGGCTGGACAGGGACATGTCCGTGGCCGAATCGAAGCTCAAAACCCGAAACTCCGCCGCCCGCCTGGCCGCTATGTCAATGGATCCGGGATTGGCCAGCGGGGGACGCTTCAACATTTTTACCGGTGGAACGATATGAAAAAAATACCTGCGCTGGCTTTAGCCCTCCTGGCCGGTCTGGCCCTCTCCTCGGCCACATATTACCCACCGCCGAAATGGCAGGCGATTCTTGAAGGCGGGACCCCCTGCTCCGCCTGCAAAATTTATTTCTATGCCGCGGGTACGTCCACCCCCAAAGATACGTTCACCGATTACGGCGGCGCCACCGCCAACACCAACCCGGTGATCCTCGACAGCCGGGGGGAGGCCAATATCTGGCTCTCCGGCCTCTATAAAGTCGTGCTGAAAACCTCCACCGACGTCCAGATATGGACGGTGGACAATTATGGCGACCAGTCTCTCCCCTCCGCCAGCTCCCCAGCCGGAGCGAACCTGATTCTGAACGGGTCCTTTGAATTAGACGCCAACGCCGACCTGACTCCCGATAACTGGACCTACACGACGTTCCCCACCGGAGTCTACACGTTCCTTTCCACGAACTCCTCCTCCGGCTCGCACTCGGTGAAATTCATCTCCTCCGGCGGCGGCGGCGGGTACATCACCCAATCCGGTTATGCGGAAGTCTCCGCGTTGAGTCCGGTGGTGCTTCAGTTCTCCCTGGTCTCCTCCACCACAGACGTCCGCAACGTCGTAAAGGTCAACTGGTACACCTCCGGCCTGGCGCTGATCTCCACCACCACGCCCTATGACGACGCCACAACCAACCCCACCGCCTGGACCGCGAAAATCTTCGCCCTGTCCCCTCCGGCTGGCACGGCCTACGCCAAGGTTGTGCTGACTGGATGCGATAGCGCGGACCCCACTAACGGATACACCATTTACGATGACGTGCGGCTCTTCCCCCAGTCCGCCTCCACCTGGCAATTGGCGGGCGGCCCGGTGACCTGGATATCCGCCACCTCGTTCTCCGTCCCCACCTCTACGTTGTTCGAGAATGGCCGGAGGATTTGGGTATCCCAGGTGGCGGACGCTCTCTGCTACGTCACCTCCGCCAACACCGTCTCTGGGACAACCACGGTTGTCGTGAACACCTGCGAGGCATACGCCAATCCAGGGACTCCGGCCTCGCTGGCCAACCCCATATACTCCGTCTCCGTTTCACAGACCACGCCCATGTCCGCCACCCTCTCCCCGCCCATAAAGGAGTTCTCCGCCCTCCGTACAATCAACACCCCAGCCTCCCCCAACTCCAAAATCACCGTCACGGCGGACGCTTTAACCGCCGTCAACTCCCTGGGCCAGGTCAAACGGTTGACCTCCGTCAACCTCACCCTGGACGTCACCGCCACCGGGGCCAATGGCCGGGACGCCGCCGCCGCCGAAGCGAACTCCGCCTGGTATGAAATATACGTCATGGCCAAACAGGACGGGACCACGGCGGGGGTTCTGAAGCTTGCGACGATCAGCGGGGCCACTACGGCGGTGACGGCCGGTAAGCTGGTGAACTCCGCCGCCACGTTCGTCACGCAGGGAGTGGCCGCGGGCGACCTGGTGATGAACGATAGCGCCGGTACAGTGACCACCGTCGCGGCGGTGGATTCGGAGACTCAGCTATCTCTCACCGCCGATATCTTCATCACTGCGTTTCCCAAAAATTACAGGGTGTTCCTGAACCGCGCCCCCACGTTCCCCGCGGATTACTCCTACAAGGTTTTCGTTGGCTACAGGTACAACGACGCTTCGGGGAATTTCCGCAACGTCACACAGATTGGAGCGACGGCACGATTCGACGAACAAGTGACCGACGCTAGCACCAACCCATCAACCACGTGGACCACAATTATTCTCTCCATCCCCCCCAAGGCGCAGTCCGCGTTCGTGACGGTGGCGGTGGGGACCAATGACGCAAATAACGCCACCGCCCAATGGCGGATGAAGGGGAGTTCCTCCACGCTTGGGCACTACATGGCCGGCGTCAATGGAACTACACAACGCCAATTTAATTCCTTTA